CAGCGTAGTTAGTTTCTATGTCTTTCTTTTCTTCATTTTGTGATTTAAGGTTAGCTACTTGTTTATCTCCCTGCTCTTTAAGTAAATCAGTTTGCAACCTAGCTAACGCAACCTCTGGGCTTTCTGCTGCTGTTTCTGCTATGTCAATAGGTGATTTCTTGTCATCCTTTACAGTAGCTATAGCACCCTCCTCAGTAGCAGTACCCTCTGATACCTCTGATACCTCTGCTTGCTTCTTGTTTAAGTCTTCTAAACCTAGTTTAGCTTCTTTTATTAGCTTATTATAAAGTCCTATAAAAGCTACACTTTGCTCTCCTGTTTTGTCTAGATAATCACCTGATTCTTCCGTTATTGTTTTTAGTTGTTTGTTAAGCTTTATAAACTCGTTTAAGCCCTCCTCACTACCTTCTTTAACCATTCTATTTATAAGACCTACTTGATACGAATATTGTTCTAGAAGAGTGTTTCTAGTCTCTCTTTCTTCTAAACTAGAAAAAAAGCTTTCCTCAAAACCAAACTCGTCTAATAACGCTTCATCTCGCCTAACACTTGATATTAAATTTATAGTATCAGTAAAAACGTCGGTTACACTCTTTAAAGTACCTTTACTATTACTAAAAGAAAGTATAAGCTCGTCCCAAGCTGAGTTTAAACGTTTAAACGAACCCGTTAGTGTATCTCCTGACCTTTTGGCTAGTTCTGCCGCTTCGCCTGCTACATCACTAAAATCTTTCCTTAACACCCTTAAAGCTTCTGACTGATCCGAGAATATAGATAATGCTTTTGCTCCTCTATCTCCTACTAATTCAGTTGCAGTACCTAGTTTGTCGGTAGATTCTGCTACCCTGCTCATAGCGTCTTCTAGGGTTAATCCTTTTTTATTAAGCTCGATGAATACTCTATTTAACTGTGTACCTGCAATAGAGCCGCTTAAACCATTGTTAGCTAATAAACCAAGTAAAGACGTTACCTCTTGAACGCTTCTACCCGTTTGTTTAGCCGCTGGTGCTACTAACTTCATAGACTCTTGGAACCTATTTATGTCTAAACCAGTACTAGCAAAGCTATCAGCCATTAAGTCAGTCAGCATAGTAGTTTCACTAGCATCTAAACCGAAAGCTCTTAAAGTAGCCGCTGTAGTTTCTGCCGCTTGTGATAGGTCAATTCTGAATGCAGTCGACAAGTCTAAAATACCGCCTGAAGCGTCTATTATCTCACTAGTAGAAAAACCTAATTTAGCAAGTTCTAACTGTAAACCTGCTACTTGTTCTGCTGTAAAAATTGAGCTTTTACCTAAGTCTCTAGCTGATTTAGCTAATAACTCTAGTTCCCTAGCACTTGACCCCGCTACCGCTCCTACATCTGCTATTTTCTGCTCAAAATCCGCTATAGTTTTTATACCATTTTTAACGACTTGAAAGATACCACTAACAGCAAAAGCACCTGCCATAGCTGCGCCTACTCTTTTAAACGCTGTAGTGACCCCTTGACCTACTCTAGTAGCCAAAGACTTAGTTTGTCTTAACTCTCTGTTAAAACGTCTTATAGTGCCCTGGTTCTTTGTTATTTCAGTCTGTAGCTCTTTAAACCTCTTAGTACCTACTTTAGTACCGTCTAATTCTTTTTTTAACTCTTTTGTTCTTTTTTTAAGAGTACCAAAGTCTTTTATTGCTTCCCCCGTATCTATGTTTATCCCGAAAAATACTTCTTCTTTTGCCATTATACTATTTGTATTAGTTCACATTTAACTGATTCAAAAACTCCTGCCTTGTAATCTTCTACTTTATTAAGATAGTAATAAACCCCGTCAATTAACTTAGGTTTTCTAAAGTTTAGATTAACAATATCAACACCCGTTAACCTTAGGTAGCAAGTATATAATCTAGACTCATTAAACTGTCTTATTTGCTCATTATAGAACCTATCTTTTAACCCTTTATCATTGTCTTGTATTGATCTATCTACTTCGTTAAGATTCTTAAAACTTAGAGATACGTCAAATTGACCGCTAGACTTTTTAATAAAGTAACTAGATGGGAAGGTTGTTTTACTACTACTCTCGAATGTCCATTCGCCACTCTTTAAACCTTCGTAAATTAATATTCTAGGTTGCAAGTCTATAGAATCATCTGGAGTCCTAAAGTAGTTAACTAGTTGAGGCAGATATAAACTTCCACCTGCTGACTGGACAATAGTACCACTTCCCACACTTCCAGCGAAAGGAAGATTTGCGATTGTTTTTTCATCTTTTAAAAATTCGTTTAACAATTCTTCAGAATCATCTGTTAATGTAGTTGACCAAGTGTCTTTAAAGGTAGTTAGTAAGATGTCTTTATCATCTTCTTTATACTTAAAGTCTAACCTTCTATTTAACCTTTCGTCTATCTGCTCAATAGATTGTCTTTTACTAACGTCTAGCTTCTCTGTCCAGTCTTCTGCTTCTTCAATACCTAAATAAAAATCATCCCTATGTAGAAACTCTACCGTTTTAGCTCTTTCATCTGTCAAGTGAACTAAGTTAAACTGCTGAACTAGTGACTTAATAAAATTAGATTGGTCTATGTCGTAAACAAAGTCTTTGATAGATATCTCAGAACCATCTGCTAAAGGTGCAGATATAGGCGTTATATTGAACTGTAAGCCATTAGGTAACACTTGTAAAGAAGTACCACTATTACTAGATGTCCATTCTATAAGAATTAAATAACCATCTGTCAACTGTTCGTTGTTAAATGATAATTCAAATGTTGCTACTTCTTGCGAGTTCTTTTTAACTGTTATAGTCTGTTCATCAATAACCCTGTTAAAGGTTGCTAAGTCTTGGTACTCGCTAATCTTAAAAGTTACATCATTATCGGATGCGAATTGTAAGTTAGTAACCTCTATAGTAGCATTACCGCTAAAACTCCCATTAGGGAAAGGCACTACATAATAAAAGTTACTCCAATTGCTAGATGGGTCATCTAAGCCAGTATAAAGATTAAACTTACCTGTTTGAGTACTAAGTACTACTGATGATGTATTACCTACTATAGCTCTTATCCTGTTATCTTTAAAAACTCTTTAGATGCGGTTAAGTCAGTAAGTACCGATGGCATAATCAAATCTCTAAACTCCTGACGATTAAAGAAACCAGGTTTAAGTTGGTAGCCTATATCGTTAAATATCTTTCTACAAACATCATAAACAAAAACAGAAGGTAAAAAGTCCTCTACTACTAAATTAGTAGTATCATAGGTAGGATAGGCAGGAAACTCACCATAATTAATAAGAGGGAAAGTATAACCATTATCACGTCCATTATTAGACCAACTATTTTCAATATTAGCAGCATTATAGGTAAAAGTATCATAATGTAAGTCCTGTATATTTTTATCCTTAATCAAAGCGCCCCAATCGGATAGACTAGAGTATAGTATAATGTTGTAAACATGACTTTTACCGTCTGTTATATCTACGCTTTTAAGCTGCATAGAACCATCTAAATACTTAATACCGTCCTTTTCTATTATTGCAGGTACTCTTTTATTCCTATCAAAGAAGCCTTCAGCAGTTATATCAAAGCTATGACCTAATAAAGAGTCATTCTTTTTAGTACCTGGTATTTTAACAGTCTTACTGAATGTACCGTTTCTTGTGCTAATGTCTCTAAAGTCATTAATACTAAAGGTTAACGGGATAAAAAAGTCGTAAGGGTTAAACTTGTCTAAGTTGTATATGTTTAAAGGTGTCGCCATTAATTACGTTGTATTATTTTCTCAAATGCTAGTTCATACTCCATAGTAACATTGTAACTATCTTCGCCTAGTTTCTCAAAACCGAAAGTAGAATTAACTTGTACAGGTAGCCTATACCCGTCGACTACTAAGTAAACTTCAGGAGACTCTAACAAACTGATTAACCATTCTTTCTCAATCTTAGATACTATACCGCTATTAACAGTATAAACATCTTTAGTCTGTACTCCGAAAGTAGTTACCGAACGCTCTGGAATACTCCTACTAGCTCCTATAACTCTTTTAAAAGTTTCTTTCTCTATGTCTATGTCTCTTACCTCTTTACCTGTGAAAGTAAAAGCATCTAAACCCCCAAGTTTATTAACCCACTCAAAACGTCTTTGAATCTTTGTGCAATCGTTTTCAATTATAAATGTTTTATAGTTAGCTAAAACAAAACCGTCTATTCTTGCTCTTACTTCATATTTAACGACATCACTAGTCAAGTAAGCTGATAAGTTAGAAGGTCCTACAGGCACGTTATAAACGCCCTCTAAATTAGTTGTAGAATCATTATCAATAACGATAATATCAGTACCTAGTAAAGTGTTAGAACTGTCGTACTTATTCAACACTAAATCTAAGTCAACTGCTAAAGGGTTAGGCGAACCGTTGTAAGTTTCTGTCCCGTTAATAAAGCTTAGTTGATATGAATCGTTACTACCTATTCTAATATCTGTAGAAGTAGTAAGCCAGTTATAAGCTGAACCTGCAGAAAATAAAGCATCTGCCTTATAATAGTCGCTTAAGTCGTAGTTTACAGAACTTATACTAAAGTCTGTCATCCATACATAAGGAACAGTAGAGTTAACGGCTGTAAAAGTGTTCGCTGAATCATCTACAAAGTCTTGTATAGTTAACGTAGGTAATGTATTTAATATAGTGTCGTACTCTTCTGCATACTGTACGTAAACCTCTTTACTTAGGTCTACAGATGTAATAGTAGTAGATGTACCCAAAGTAAGCAAGTCACTACCTAAATACTCCTGAATAATAGAGCTTAAGTCAAATATATACTCATTGTTTACGTCTCTTTTCTTTCTTAACCTAACTGTAAAGCTACCACCTATGTAAACATCTAAAACAGCTGAATAGTTGTTGTAATGCTTTCTAACGTCTACAGCTAATTTAATCACATCGTTTAAGAACGGTACTGTTATCTCTTCAGTACTTACTGGTGTATCTATATAGAACTCCTGAACATTCACGCCCTCAGTACCCGAAACAATAGAACTCACTCTATGTACACCGTTGTAAACTCCTGCGTTATCCATTAATACATAATCACCCACTACCAAAGGTAAAGGTTGTGTACTAGTATTCACTAGAACATCACTACCACTAAACGAAGTACCTCTAAGTGTTGCAAAAGAATTAATCTCACCACTAATACTATTAGGCGATAAGTCAGACGTTAAAACGTATTCAACAGGTAAATAAGCCGCACTATATGTATCTGGTCTATTTGTTACTGTTAAAGCCATTAGTACGCCATTAAAAGTTCAACATCACAAGCTGCAGTATCTGCCTGAAGCTTAATATTATCAATGCTAGAGAATGATGAAAACGAGCCTTCTGTAGCTGATACACTCAGGTCTCTAGAATGTAAGATAAAACACTCACCTGCTTTTAACTTAACATCTGCTGTTGATCCACCTGTATCTGACAGCCTTAACCTTACAAAGTTAGTACCGTCTCTATTAACGATTAAAGCATAACTAAGGTCGCTTAAACTTGCAGGACCTACTAAACCTAAATTTCCTATTGTAGTTTCTGAAGTTGGAACGTTTAACACTTGGTGTACTACCTCATCATTAGCTAATGTTATAGATTCGTTATTAATAGCGTTGTAAGTTGTACCGTTTACCGTTACACTTGCTGTTACTGAACTTGTTAAAATTGTACTCATTATTTTCTATTTAATATTTTTCTTATTTGTGCTTCTACATCTTGTTTACCTGACTTAGCAACTACGTTTAACGCTGTTTTCTTAAACTTGTTTACATTGTCAGTAAATATATTAGTAGGCTTTATACCTTTCTTTCTAATAGTCTTACTAATCGCATAAGCTGCGCCTTCTGCTTCTTCCTCACTTAACCCTAGTTTAACTCTTGCCCACCTTTGCAGCGGTGCTATAGGTACGTACTTACCTGGCTTTCTACCCTTGTCAACAAATCGCCAATGACTTTTAGCTTTGAACCTTACAGATATTATACTAGCACCAGTATCTAAAACATTAGATTTAAGAGACTTTGCTAAACTCATTGAAGCGTTCTTATTACCCTTGTTTAGGTCGTCTATAATATCATCTATCATATCATTAGAAACTATCTTCAGCTTTAATACTGTTTGGCTAAAAGGTCTAGGCATTAAATACGTCGTCATTGCAACAAGTAGAAAATCTTACTTGCTCAGTTATTGTAAATGATACTTGCCAACCCGTATGATTCTTATCTGTATCGTCTATTAACGGTAACACGTTAAAGTTATCTTGAATAACCCAATCAGCTCTCAACGTCTCGTTATCGTACGTTAAAAGCTTATCGTTAAAGTCAGTAATAAACCTACTTATAACTTGGTCTAATATCCTTTGAGTAGTATCTAACGTCTTGTTAACGTCATCCATATTACGCTCATCGTTTATAAGGTCTATAACCTCTAAAACTACATTCCAATTATTAACGAAGAAACCTTCCCTAGCTGACTTAGTTATGCTTACAGGGTCAATAATTAAAGCAGGGTATTCTAAGTCAAACTCACTATTAAACTCAGTAGCTAAACCAGTGTAAAACGTCTTAATAGCTTTATGCTTAGTAGCTAGTTCTTTAAATATATTCTGTATTGTGTTTAGGTTCATTACTTATTATTTAACCATTCATTAATAGTATCAGGGTGATAACCTACAGCTTTTGCTAAGGTTATTAACATCTCAAAGAATTCATTAATATCTAAATCCTCTTTCTTTTCTTCTATCTCAATATTATGATATTGATCTTCGAATCTAATCTTGGTAGTTTTCATATCTTCTGGTATTTAATATCGCAGTCGTTCTTCTCTTGTTTTAACATTAGGTAAGTAAAAATCTCACCTATCTTATAATCAGTTATCTTTTCTTTAAACCCGAAAATACCTTCAATAACACCCTTGTCTTGTGCGAGACTAAATATAGTAAGTAGACTACCGTACTTTTTACTAAGTGTATCATATCCAGCAATAACCTCTTTACTATCGAAGTCTTTTTCAAATAACGGTTTGAATCTGTCATAGATAATAAATGACTGGTCAAAAAAAAAGTACGCACTTTAAAAGCGGTCTGTACATCAAGGTGTTTAAATAGGTTATACATCTCTTCGGTGTCTTTGTAATCGTACTCTTTACCTTCTTCTAAGATTATATAAGATAGTAGCTTTCTAACGGCTTCTAATGGCTTGTCTTTGTACATCTCTTCAATCTTCTTGATATCATAGTACTGCCCTGCTTTAATGCTTAACAAGTCACTAGGTACGTTAAAAGTTCTATCATTAATCTTAAAGCTATCTACAGATTCTACGTCAGTCTCTAAGTCTTTAGGGTTGAATAATTCATCCATTTGGCTTACTAAGAATTCTACCTCTTGAGCGTCACACTTTCTCACTAACTGAATGTCAAGTCCAGACAGTAAAGAAAAGATATCCAAAGCGCTCATGTCGTCGCTAATCTTCTCATAGGTCTCTAAGGTTAATTCTTTCCAACCTTCAGGTATAGTGAACTTAATCTTCTCACTACCTCTACTTAAATGCCCTTTAATCATTGTCGTTATCTTTTTTTAATTCTATAGACTCTTTATACTTTCTAAAAGATTCACACCTACAGAACTTTTTGTTCTTGTTGCAGTCTTCATTGTCGCAGATAGGCCCGTACTTCTCTACGTCTTCTTCTCTAATCTTATCTAACAGATTCATTCTTCTTGTAATGAGCTAAAGCGTATGTAAACGCTCTAAACAGTTTCTTAATCTCAATCTTAAACGCTAAAGGGTTCAACCTCTTATTGATCATGCTGTTTTGGTATATGTTTACGGTTATGTTTTTATGCTTAACATCCTTAACATAAGACTCTACCAGGTATATCATTTCGTCAACTCCTACGCTATGCCTTTTATCGCTTATTATATCGCTAATAATCATCCTAATAAAGATACGCAATTTATTAATACTATCGCCTAGTTAATGAACTAAATAAATAAACAGCCTGAAACTACATCGTAGAATAGCTTTTAAGGTGTTAAACAAGCGATTTAAGAGATTATCTTTTTATTATGATATATAGAGTCCATAACGCTATAACAATGCTTTAGAAAGGTTATAATGAATTAAATTGAATTAGTTATGTAAAAGCAACTTGTTGCGCATCTGTTTAGTGTTCTACTTAACCTTCTACTTAAGTTTATACTTCTACTTCTTATTCTTATTCTACTTCTACTTCTACTTTCCGAACCATTCCCAAAAAAAGTGGAATGCTTTGAAAGGGTTCGAAAGGCTTCGAAAGGGTTCCGAACCATTAAAACTACTGTATATCAACACTTTAGTAAAACGCTGTTGAAAAAGTAAGCTCATTGTTGAAAAAGTAACGCGCTAAAAATTAGTAAGTCTGACGCATTAAACGCTATTTATTACCTAACTAAATACTTACTAGTGTAGCAAGTGTTGAAAAAGTAACGCTCTTTTGTTGAAAAAGTAACCACCCTAGTAAGGGTATAATTTAAGGCTATAAACCAAAAAAGGAGCTACAATTTGCAACCCCCTCATTATCAGCTTAATTATTTTCAATAGAGACTATCGACCCATGAAGTAGTACTTACAAGACTGAAGTAACTACGCATCATTATAGCGTCAGCATAATCGGGTGACCTACCGATAAGTTCTTTTATTTTCTCTTTACCCTCTACAGCTCTTTTCCCGTCCTGGTCAATATTCTTTATACGTACTTGTTCAAGTTCTTGTATAATGCTTTCTTTGTAGATACCATGTTTAATAAACACTTCAGCGTTTTTAACTTTGTCAGCTAAATAAAAATAGCATTGACTTTTAAGGTTTGAATAGTTCTGTAGTTCACCCTCTACTTTTAATGCTTTAGAGTTATTTACAAAGCCTTGGCATTTTAAGATGTCTTTAACACCTCCACCTACACCATCTTCATCGACTACTATTTTACTAGTAGGTATTCTGTACTCATTCGATAGCTTTCTTATTGCTTCTGCTGATTCTGTTATGCTTGATTGGTCGATAGACTTCATCTTTTCTAACCTCCATCCATTCCATACACATATAACCGTTTTATCCCTACCGAATCGTGCTATATCTGCAGTTATATAGTTATCGCCCTCCTCTATAAAGTCATTTGTAAAAATATCACAAACAGATGAAAACTCGAATAGCTTACTTATATCTTCGTCATACTCCCAATTACCATTTAAAAGTCTTTCTCTTGATGCGTTGTCTAGTTTTGCTAACGATTGAGCGTAAGACTCGTGAACGTGTTTATTATCGCTTAGAAGAGCTTGTATAAACTTTCTGTATTCTGGTAGTGTTTTTTCTTTACTTGGTTTGTAAAAGCTATGATAAACCCAATTCTTAGCAGGGTTGCAAGTCATTAACATTTTAGGTGTTAGATTGTGTTCTGTAAGCTTGTAACGTATTCTAGACATTACTACGTTTTTAGCTTTCTCTACTACCTGATTGCACTCGTCGATGAACGCTCCTGTAATCTCTAACGAACCTAAAGAGTCATAGTTAGGATCACTAGGGTAGTGGAATAAATCTTTAAGAACTACCTGCGAACCGTTTAAAAAAGTAATAGTTTTTTCATTAGCATTATAGTTAAACTTACCGTTTATACCTAATATGTTAGCTACGTCGAAAAAAGAATTAAGCGTTGTTTTCTTTAAAGCATCTAGTTTAGCTCTACCTATTAACCATCTAGAACCGTCGTAGTCAAGGCAGTTTAATATAATCCACAAGCACCCGAAAAAAGACTTTCCACCACCTGCAGCACCACCATACAGTACTTCTATAGTTTCTTTGTCTCTTAAATATTTGAGTGCTAAACCTTGCTTTTTGGTTAAATTAACATTCACCATAAGTCTTAAACCTTCTCCAATTTACTTTAATATACCTACCGCTTTTAGTGTAAGTTAGGTACATCATGTTGTTAATACTTGGCTTAGTACGTAATGCTTTACGTTCTTGTCTATTGTTCTCTATATGTTTAGTCATCATCTATATTAATGTTAATGTTAATCTTATCACCTCCACTTGTAACGTCTTTCTTTTCAGCTTCATTAAGTCCTAAAAGTTTAGCCATATCTGCCAGAATCTTTCTAGCTACTTCTCTTTCACCGTCTTTCTGCGCTCCTTTGAACAGGTTAAAAAGTCTACCGTAATGGTTGTTGATTACATTCTCTCTATTCTTAGAGTACTTTTCTAATACTACTTTTTTAGCTTCTGCCCAGTACTTATCCGCTTGTCTAGGTATTACGTCGTAGTTGTCTTCGCAATAGTCTACCCATTCACGTCTAGTAGCATTCTGGTTAAACATAAAATCTATCGCTTCATTAACTCTCCTTTGAGTTTCTGCCTTTGTACTTCTTTTTCTTGGTTTCTTTTCTTCTTCTTCCATGGTGTTATTATACTAATTATAAGCGGTTTATAAAAATAATGTTTTTAATAGTTCGCATTAAAACGCTCTTCAACAGTCAACAAACAGCATTCAAACGCTGTTTTGTTTTGGTGTTATAATTAATAATCACTTTGGTTATTGGCTTCACTATAATATTTACTTCTTTTTAAATAATTTATAGCTGAATCAATTTTATTTCTTTCATGAGTGT